GTTAATGGAGCTTGTAACCGCAGCAGTCGCCACAAAAGAACAAAAATGAGTCAAATAAAACTTTAAATCACTGAAAGCACTTAATCTAATAGGAAATCCCCCAGCGCTACTGGTACTAGCGCTGGGGCTTTTTTTTTATTTGGGGTGTCGTTTCAGCATCTCGATGGCTTCATCCTGGAAAGCGGGATCTGCTTTTCTAAATAGTTCAATCAGTATCTTCTCTGTCTCTGTGAGCGCTGGATCATTGTAATTATCAGGTAGTTCATCGCTCCATCCAATTAAATAGGCTTGTGTTACTCCTAAAGCATCAGCTAAAACAGCTAACCTTTTAACTGGAATCTTTCCAGTCTCTCCAGTGGCATATCGTTGAAGCATTGCTTTTGAAATCCCTGTTTTCTCAGACAATTCACCATAGGACAGATTTTTCATTTTTAGGCAGGAGTACAACCGCTCTGCGATCTTACCTTGCATGTCATCTGCCATATAAAAACCTCCTTTCAAGGACATTATACGCCGGGCGTTTCACATTTGCAATACACAGTTACTGAAATTTTAAAAATTGTCTCATTTCTGCTTGACATCGTTTTTATACGGCAGTATAATCGCATCGTCTCAGAAATGTAACGATCGAGACAGGAAGGAGGTGTTCGAAAATGTTTGATTCGTTTGCCATAAAAAAGAAAATGTTCGAAAAAGGCATTAGCCAGCGAAAACTGGCAAAATTATCTGGCAGATCATTAACCTATATTAACGATACAATTAACAACAAAAGAGATGCTAATGTTGAAGATATCAAAATGTTTTGCGATGTTCTTTCTATTAGTGATCCGTTGGAGAAGTGCTCTATTTTTTTAGCCTGATCGTCTCAGAAATGTAACGACATGAAAGGAGATCAACATGGAGAAACAAAATTTCTCTGCAAATGACCTGGCTGAAATCATTGCCGACAAAGTTGCGGATCTGCTCAGTGATCAGATCTATGAAACCAGTGAAAGCATCATTGATGAGGTGAAGAAAAATCTTCCCCAATTCGACCCGGAACCTCAGGACGTAGACCAGCTTATCGAATCCTGTGCGATGTGGTGCGCGGAACATAAGGTCACGCTGATGCAACTGTTACAGTGTTTGGTTAGTTATCTCGTGGGGAACCCGTCATGAACGATGACGCCATGATTCGCCAGCTAACCTGCCTAGAAGCGGCAACGGGCGGGAAAGAAAAGCTGTGCAAAGCCATCGGCATATCTCTTTCAACGCTGTACAGGCGGAAACAGGAACCATGGACGCTAAACCTGGGCGAGATTCGCCGGATTACCAAAGTTGCCAAACAGTTAAACATGCCATTTGAGGTATCAATATGATGATGATTTTCCTGCTCATTGCACTGCTAGGACTGATCCTGGCTCTTGCATGCGTGCTGTTCGTCCAATTGTGCCAGGCACAGAAAGAAACACTGGCCGGGCTTAAAAAGGCAGAAGTGCAGCCTTGTGGACTGTCCTACGCGGAATGCAGTGCCATCGTTAGGCGCGTAATGAAGCAGGATAAAGAACGATTCAAAAGGAGAAGAAAATGGAAAATTTATTAGAACTGAAGAAGGCCTGCGGTAAGAGCTATCAGCAAATCGCAGATGAGTGTGGCGTCGAGAAGAGCGTGGTCTATCGCTACATCAACAGTCAGCGGAAGAATCTGGACCCGGAAACGCTCCAGGCAATCCTCAAGGCCATTAAGCCGGAAGAACCGGCACCGGAAGAAGTACCTGTAATGGAAGAAAAACAGATCCATGAAGAAGCACCTATAAAGTCGAGCAACACCACGTTGCTAATTATCGCAGGCGTACTGATCATTGCCGTGATAATCCTGATCACAAAGAGCATCTGATCCGCAACAGCGCTGCACAGTGTCGCAGGGTAATTGTGATGTGGCGCATAGTCAGGCATTAGTTAAGTATGGCACTGATGTGTAGCAATAGCTTGGCTAGGCACGTCGCTGTATGGATGTGAAAATGCTCAGCAGAAGCGTAGACCAGCGATACTAGGGCAGGGAGGAGCTTCGCGCAGCATAGCTTTGGCAAAGAAAGGCTTAGTGGTGTTGTGTTTTGTGACGGCAAACTAAAGCATGGACAGGTAACAGTGGGGTAAAGCTGGGCGTCGCTAACGCAAAGAAAAGATGTGCTCAGCCGTGGCGGAGTAAAGAGAAGCAAAACGGCGTCAAGGTGTGGCATAGCAAGGCAGTGGAAAAGCGAAGCAATGCTGCGGAACAGAAACGTGATGGAGAGCTTTGGCTTTGCGCGGCAGTGCAGCGTACTGAAATAGTGTTGTTTTGTTATACAGGGCATTGGTAAAGCGAAGTGAGGCTATGTACGGTCCGTCAAGCAATGGAGGGGCTTAGAGTTGCGACAGCAAAGAATGGTTTCGCTATGTTAGTGCGAAGTGACGTACAGAGCGTGCGGCCATGGCTAAGCCTTGAAGCGCATAGCATAGGCAATGCACCATAACGCCTGGCAGATGAAAAGAAATGCACAGAAACGCTCCGGTTATGCTTTGCAGCGTAGAGGTAACAACAACAAAAAGGAGGAAAGACAATGAAAGTAAACACGGAATGCAAATTTTACAAACTGACAGGAATTGAAGCGATCCTCGGATCCCTGCCGCCCAGCCCGGAAGTGTACTCTGAGTATCTCCGGAAGAAAGTGCCTGAATACCGCCAGGCAGAGGTTGATGCGGAGATTGAGCTCATGGAGCAGAATGCCGCGGACAAGATCGACAACAAGATGACAGTCTTCCAGCCGGACAACCATGGCCGTCTGTGCATCAAGGACTATGTCATCAAGGGTTTCTTTAAAGCAGCACTTACTACTCTTAAGGATCAGCTGTCCGTAAAAGCAGCCAAGTCTAAGATTGATAACCTGGTGTTTATCTCTCCGACCTACATCCAGTTCCGGTCAGGTAAGGACTACTACACCAAAGAGGATTACATCTGCGAGCGGCCCCTCCGGGCAGAGACAATGCAGGGCCCTCGGGTTGCCCTGGCTGCAAGCCAGGCTCTGGATCCTGGCTGGGAGATCTATTTCCGTGTAGATATCGTGGAAAATTACGCCACCAAGGCGAGCAAAGACATTTCATTCGACATATTGGAAACAGCTCTGGATTATGGCCGGTTCAAGGGTCTTGGCCAGTGGCGCAATGCCGGCAATGGGCGTTTTTCTTGGGAGGAAATCAATGAGGAGGAGTACAAACAAGCATATGGGATCAAGTAGAGAGGTCCTGAAAACTAACGAAAACAAGCCGCCGGGAAGACTGATCTGCATCTATTCCGGCAAGAAATTTCTCCAGATTAATCAGGAATATACCTTATGGTTCAAATTGAGAGGAGACAGTAATGAAAATAAACAGTTTCGAAATTGAAAACGTTAAGCGCGTGCGCACTGTGGCCTATGAGCCAACAGCAAACGGTTTGACGGTCATTGGCGGCAATAATGGCCAGGGGAAAACATCTATTCTGGACGCGATTGCATGGGCGCTAGGCGGCGCTAAATTCGCGCCGTCTAATCCTCAGCGTGCAGATTCGACCTTGTCCCCGCACATCAAGATCACCCTGGACAACGGGCTTGTCGTGGAGCGCAAAGGGAAAAATTCGGATTTGACCGTCACAGATCCGTCTGGCAAGCGTTACGGGCAGAAGCTCTTAGATTCTTTCGTGGAAGAATTCGCGCTGAATCTGCCTAAATTTATGCAGTCGAGCGATAAGGATAAGGCGGAAACGCTGCTCAAGGTGATTGGCGTAGGAGATGAGCTGGCACGCCTGGATAACGAATATCAGAGCCTTTATAACCGCAGACATGCTTTCGGCCAGATGGTGGAACGGAAAGACAAGTATGCTGCAGAACTCCCATCTTATCCGGAAGCACCGGAAACGCCTATTTCTGCAAGTGAGCTAATCCAGAAGAATGCTGAGATCCTCGCCAGGAATGGAGAAAACGCCAGGAAGAGAAGCCATCTGAAGGAGATCATATTTGAGCGGGAGAAAGCAGAAAACGAGCTCAAAATGATGATGGACCGGATGAATCAGATGCAGGCAATGATCGCTGAAGGGCAGAAGAAACTGGAACAGCTCGCGCATGATGAGGAGATCGCTAAGAAAACGACAGAGGAACTGATCGACGAATCAACAGATGAAATCCAAGCACAGCTCCACGATATCGACTCCATCAATGCCAAGGTCCGAGCCAATATGGAAAAAGAAAAGGCAGTAGAAGAAGCACGCCAGATGACCGATGAGTACAACGCAATGTCAAAACAGATTGACGAGTTCAGTAAGGCACGAAAAGACCTGCTTAATGGTGCGAATCTGCCGCTTCCGCAGCTTGGTATAGAGGATGGGTGCCTGACCTATAAAGGCTATAAATGGGACGCTATGAGCGGATCAGATCAGCTGATTGTGGCCACCTCTATCGTCAAGGCTCTGAATCCTCAGTGCAATTTCGTCTTGATGGACAAGCTGGAGCAGATGGATCCAAATCTTCTGCAGCAGTTTGATGCCTGGCTTAAGAGTGAAGGAATGCAGGTAATTGCTACCCGCGTTTCCACGGGTGATGAGTGCCAAATCATCATCGAGGATGGCCTAATCAAAGAACCGGAACCGCCTAAATTTGCGACACCTATGAAAGGATGGATGAAGTAATGGTATTAGAGAGAGGAGCCAAGATTAAGCCTTTAAAAGTACTTATTTACGGTCCGGAAGGCGTGGGTAAGTCTACCTTTGCATCACATTTCCCGAGCCCTGTATTCATTGATACGGAAGGCTCAACGGATCACATGGACGTGGTGCGCACACCTAAACCGCAGACGTGGGCGGAGCTTATCGGATATGTCGATGATGCGATCCAGGATCCGTCGCAAATGATGACTCTAGTGATTGACACTGCAGACTGGGCAGAGCGGCTCTGCATGGCCAGTGTGCTTGCCGCAAATCATTGGAACAGCATGGAACAGCCAGGATACGGAAAAGCCTACATGACGCTAATGGAAGAATTCGGAAAGCTCCTGGACAAACTGAGCCTGCTCAGGGACCGCGGCGTAAATGTGGTCCTTACAGCCCATGCCCAGATGCGGACGGTTACTCTTCCTGAGGAAACTGGAAGCTATGACCGCTGGGAGCTGAAAATGCAGAAGAAGACGTCCCCTCTCGTTAAGGAATGGGCGGACATGATCCTGTTTGCGAACTATAAAACCATGGTAATCAAGGACGAGTCATCCGGAAAAAACAAAGCACGCGGCGGACAGCGGGTCATGTACACCACGCATACCACCACCTATGACGCGAAAAACAGATTCGGTCTGCCGGATGAGCTGCCATTCGATTACGCAAAAATTGCGCACCTGATCCCGCAGCACATCCCGGAACAGGTCCAGCAGATACAGCCGCAAGTACAGGAACAGGTCCAGATTCCTGCACCTACAACTGCACCGGCACCTGCGCCACAGCAGACAGCACCTGTTCTTGAACCACAGCCTATTCCGGATGATTTGCCGTCAGAAGAGCATCGGCAGCTGTACACCCTGATGCAGCAGGCCAGATTCTCAGAAGAAGATGTGATGCACACTATCAATGATTTCCTGGGGATCTTCCCTCACGGGACAAATATCAGGCAGTACCCGCCGGACTGGCTCAAGGAAAACATCATTGCCGGCTGGCAACAGTTCGCGGACGTCTGCAACGCAGAAAAATTAAACATGCCGTTTTAAGGAGGAGATAAACAATGGCATCTAATGAATTTGAGATTTTGAACTGGGACGCTGAGATTAACCAGGAATCAGAAGTACCGGACTATCCGGAAGGAGACTACGATTTCTCCGTAACGAACGTTGAACGAGCTATGCACGATGGCACCGGCGGCATCCCGGTAGAGTGCCCGAAATTTATTGTGACGTACAGAGTCAGCAATGGCCAGGTGTCCGGCCCGATCCGCGACACGTTCTACTGTGTCAAAAAATATGAATGGAAGCTGTCCGCATTCATGCTGGCAGTAGGGCTCAAACATCATGGAGAGCCGATCAACCTGCAGAAGTTCACGTCTGCTGTTGGCATGACCGGACGCTGCCGGCTGGCTAAGTCTAAGGACGGAAAATATACCAATATAAATAAGTACTATGAAAACAAACCGGCGCCCACACAGGGCTATACGTTCACGGCACAGCAAATGCCGCAGCAATTCGCACAGCCTCAGCAGACACAGTTTGCACAGCCTCAGATGCCGAATGTTCCTACTTATGCCGCACCAGCACAGTGGCAGCAGAATAAATGACGTTAAGACCCTATCAGGAAGCCGCGAGGGATGCAGTCATAAAGGAATGGGATTCCGGAACGCTGCAGACCCTCGCGGTCCTTCCGACCGGCACAGGCAAGACAATTGTGTTTTCCGCCATCACAGAGGAGGAGGTCCGTCACGGCAGGAGAGTGCTGATCCTGGCGCACAGGGCGGAGCTCTTACAGCAGGCGGCAGACAAGCTGGCCCGGTCCACAGGACTTAAATGTGCCGTCGAAAAAGCCGAAGAAAACAGCCTGAATTCTTGGTTTAGGGTGACTGTTGGATCGGTCCAGACACTGTGCCGACCTCAACGACTGGCTAAATTTTCTGAGGATTATTTTGGGACGATTATAGTCGATGAGGCGCACCACGCGCTATCTGATTCTTACCAGACAATCCTGAATCATTTCCCCTTGGCACGGGTGCTGGGTGTGACGGCTACACCGGAACGCGGCGATCATCGTAACCTTGGCGCTTATTTCAAGTCTTTGTCTTATGAATACACACTTCCAGAGGCCATCAATGGAGGGTATCTATGCAAGATAAAAGCGCAAACAATACCTCTACAATTGGACATCACAAGTGTAGGCATTTCTGCTGGGGATTATGCCGCAGGACAGGTTGGGTCTGCTTTGGATCCATTCTTGGGGCAGATTGCTACGGAAATATCGCAGGTATGCACCCAGAGGAAGACGGTGATGTTCCTGCCACTGGTGGCAACGAGCCAGAAGTTCTGCCGGATTCTGAAAGAGCGAGGGATCAGTGCAGCTGAGGTGAATGGAGATTCTGAAGACCGTGAACAGATCCTCAAGGATTTTGATGATGGGAAGTACCAGGTGCTGTGCAATTCCATGTTGCTGACTGAAGGCTGGGATTGCCCGAGCGTTTCCTGTGTCGTGGTGCTCCGGCCGACAAAAATGCGCGGTCTTTACTGTCAAATGATCGGACGTGGTACTCGGATCTGCGAGGGCAAGGATGATCTTCTGCTGCTCGATTTCCTTTGGCTGACATCCAGACATGATCTGTGCAGGCCTGCCTGCTTGATCTGCAAAGACGAAAAAGTAGCCGCCAAAATGACGCAAAACATGGAAGACGGCAAGGCTGTTGACCTGGAAGAGGCAGAAGCGCAGGCAGAGAATGATGTCGTTGCGGAACGTGAGGCGGCGCTTGCTGCAGAACTCGCGGCAATGCGTAAGCGCAAGCGGAAGTTGGTAGATCCTCTGCAATATGCTATTTCTATCCAATCATCTTCCCTGACAGATTTCCAGCCTATTCTTGGAGATGTTAACAAGCCAAGTGATAAGCAGCTCAAGTCCCTGGAAAAGTTCGGAATTTTTGGTGATGAGATCAAAACAGCCGGAGAGGCCGACGCGATTCTTTCCGTGCTTTCAAACAGAGCTTTCGAAGGTCTTACCACTCCAAAGCAGATCAGGTTCCTCGAATCTCGAGGCTTCAAGCATGTTGGTACGTGGCCTTTTGAAGCAGCCAAAAAACTGATAGACAGAATCGCTGTGAATAACTGGAAAATTCCATGGGATATTGAACCGGAAACGTATAGGCCTGAAAGATGAGGAAGAGGCAATGAAAAGAAAAATTCCTAAAATGTGCATTACCTGTCAGCATTATGAGCCGTATCATTGCACGTTAAACGATGCATACATCGGCTATCTGTACTGTGACAAACCTAATAAGTGCAAGTCATACAGGATGAGTGATGACTATAAAAAATGTGGCAAATGGTATGAGAAAGAGGTAAAAAATGAGCACAATGATTCAGTGTGATGGCTGCAAAGCCTTAATGTTTGCTGATTCCAGGAGCGAAAAGGGTGATTATCATGAGATTTGGATAGACAGGAGTGATTCCTATCACCTGTGCCGAAAATGCTATTCATCGTTCATGGATAACATTCTTCACTATGAGTGGTGTGAAGATGAGCAGCAATGGGTTCCGGCTGAAAAGATTGATTGCGAACAGAGTATTCAGGATGAAGATGAAGATGAAGAAGAAGATGAAGAAGACCTTCCTACCACTACAGAAGTTAAAAGATTATGGGAAGAGTCTGAAAAACAGGCGCTTAACAGTAGACTGGAAGAGATAAGAAAAAGGTGGGGGGATAAAGAATGACAGCAGACGAGAGAATCGAAAAACTCCTG